CGGTCCTTTTGCACATCGACACCGGCAGTGAGAAAAAATCCGCCTTCTGGAATTTGTGCGCCGTAACTCTCGCGGCGCTCCGATAAGCGTTGCCATTCAGGCGCATCGCCGCTCTCGACCCATGTTTCGCCCAGCAGCGTGTTGCGGGCTGCGCGCAGCATATCCTCGGAGCCTTGTGCTGCCAGCCAGTCGCGTGCGATCTGCTCCCAGCTTTTCCAGCCGATCGGAGAATAAAGCGCCGAGATGTGAAACCCGATGGAGTTCGGGTCCTGTGATTTTGCCGTTGCCCGCCATTCGCCAGCCTCCAGCATCGCGGTTTTATGGTGCTCGGCGATTGCTGCTTCACAGCCCTCGCAATAATAGGCGGCGGTTTCCGGCTTGCCCTTGGCCCAGCGCAGGCGCTCGAACTCTAGCCATTGCATGTGGTTGCAATGCGGGCAAGGCACGAAAAAACGCCGCTGGTCCGAGGCCTCGTATTCCCGCTCGATCCGGCTTAGCCCCTTGATCGTCGGGGTTGAAACCATGAACACCTTGCGGCGATGCGCGAAGGTGGTTGTGCGCGCCTCTGCCAGAGAGACCGGATCGCCTTCCTCGTCCGCCGAAGCCGGATAGGCATCGACCTCGTCGAGAAAAATATAGCGCGCCGGCATCGAGCGCAGACCCGTGGCCGAGTTCGCGCCTGTCAGAACCAGAATACCGCCCGGGAATTCCTTGGAAAGCATCGAGTTGCCCGCATCGCGCGAGCGTGCCGGATTAACCCGTTCCCTGAGTGCAGGGCTGTCCTCGATCAGCGGATCAATGCGTCCGCGCGATGAGCGTTTGGCCATCTCGAGCGTCGGCAGTACCGCAAGCATTGGGCCGGGTGCGTGATGGATCACAAACCCGATCCAGTTATTGCCCGCTTCTGTTGCGCCTACCTGTGCGGCCTTCATAAAAGTAATGCGCTGTGCCGGGTGCTTTGGCGAGAGCGCATCCATGATCTCGCGCAAATACGGTGTGCGGGCCTTGAGGTAGGACGAGCTTTCAGCCGGACCGCTGGTGCTGCTCTCGCTGCCAGCAACGGACCGGCGTTGTTGATCCGGATCGCTCATACCGGCACGCCGTGCATCCGAGGCGGCGGCGTTGATTGAACCATCCGCGAAAAGCGCCATCCGCCCGTTGCGCTTGGCCTTCTGGATAGCACCGCGCGACAGCTTTGAATGGGCAGAATATTCCCTCTCGCTCATTCCCTGCATAGCAGTCCTTGCAAGTGATTAAAGCAAAGATATTGCTTGCTATTAAGTTGATTACACTTCGCATAAGAGCGATTCTGATTACACAAAACGACACAGCAAACGGAGACAGAACCATGACCACCCGCCGCGTCAAGGATAACGCCAAAGCCCTGAAAGCCTTTACCGAAACCAAGTTGGAGATCGACGCGATGCTCGCAAGATTACAAGCGCTTAGCGACGAGCATTTCGAGGCCATCCCCGACGAGATTAACTGGGGCGATGTTGGCTCGCTCCAGCATTACGCGGGCTTGTTGCGCCGCATCACCGACAGTGCGTTTCAGGAAGGTGAATTCGCAGAATAACGCCGGAATTCCGGAAACGGCCCCGCGCTGGCGGGGTTTGTCTCCGTAGGAGGGCTGCGATGACCAAAGCCCCGTTTACGGAGAAGACAATGTTTTACCAGAAACTGCTGCACGAACTGGGGCCGGATCTCAATCCAGCCGGTGTCGAAGCCAGCATGCGTTTGCAATACGGCACGCTAAATCATCTACCACGCGAGGTATTTACGCGAGAGGTCGAGATAGCGGCCGAGTGCGAATCCCACTTTCCCGGATATTTGCGCGAGATTGCCGAAAGTTTCGGCATGGCTGATGAATTCGCGGCATGGGAGAGCAAGAAATGACCAAACTCACCGACACCCAAGCCCGCATCTTGAATGTCGCATCGCGACGCGCTGGCAATCTCGCGATGCCGCTACCCAAGGGGCTGCACGGTGCGGTCGCCAAAAAGGTTGTTGGCATGATGATCGAGCGCGGGCTTATCGGTGAAGTCGAAGCTAACACCAAAAAACGCGAGCCGCTCTGGCGAGAAACCGGCGATGGCTGTGGCACCACGCTGGTGGCGACCGGCGCGGGGCTGGCCGCCATCGGGGTGGATCCGGTGGTCGTTCAAGCCATTGCCAAGCTGCGTAACGGCCCGCATGAAGCCGTCGCTGACACGGCCGAGGCCAAATCGGCGAAGCCGCGCGGCGGAACAAAGCAAACACAGCTGATTGCTTTACTCGAAACCCCGACCGGCGCCAGCCTTGAGGAAATCGTTGTCACGACCGGCTGGCAGGCCCACACGGTGCGCAGGGCAATCTCGGGAACGCTGAAGAAAAAGCTGGGGCTGGCTGTGGTTTCCGAAAAACTCGAGGGTCGCGGGCGGGTTTATCGTATTGCCTGACTTTAATGAACCACTCGCGGGCGGATATGCCTGTCGGTATCAAGGCGCAGGAATTTCCGCCAAAGCTGCGTCTTGACGTACTGGGTGTTCTGAATTTTCAAACGCTCCGCGGGAATTTCTTGCAATAAGCCAATGCGCGCAAGCGGCTTAAGGGCTCCGTAGTGCAAGTTGGAGCATTCCTTGCTGAAGTCCGACCAATAAGGCTCATCTTCTGTAGGCTCCAATCCGTACAATGTCTTGACAAGAGCGGCGACCGTGACACCGTTTTCGGCCTCGACATTCACGATGTTCAAAATGATATCCCAATTGATCTGGCTAAGCCGGTCCTCGTCAAAACCCCAACCATAGAAATGCTCGCACTCGAAAATATAGGCCGGAGCGACTAAATCGAACAAGCCATCCGGGTTGCCTGCGAATTTCTTGCCGGCCTTGGTCAGTACAAACTGCCCTTTGTAATGCCGCCCCAGCCGCAGGTGTTTCAGCAGATCATGAACATCAACTGCAGGAGGATAATCCTGCTCGTTCAGGACTTTGTTCACGCGGAACATTTCTTCTCTGGAATACTCTGGCCAGTCGAAATTATCCGCCGCCCAGTGAATGAATTTGCGATTGAAAGCTCCGCTTTTGGTCAGGCCGATCGCTCCGAATTCGTCAAGATATTCGAGTGTTTTCAAAATAGCCTGATATAAAACCGCGCTTTCGAGGTCGGGGTCGCACTGGTCAATCGGGTTAAGTCTCATCGGTGTCTCTTGCGCAATTTTGAAAGGCGGTGCTGCCTACAAAACAATCCGGTGTTTATCTTCCTATTGCAATGAATAAACGCCGTAGGGCGTATGACCTCAGCAGGCTTACAGACGTGAATACAGCACCTATGCCCAACGCGTCGAAAAACACAGGGCTCAAGCCGAACCACGGGAACACCAGCATCTGTGTGCCGACCGCCAGAATGTAACCGATCACTACATTTGCAATAGCCTCGATGAACGACATGGCGCGGGATTGTTTCATGCTTTGGCCCGCACGCTTTTGATCTCGTCAAAGCTGCGACCATCCCCGTCCAGCACGGCCGCCTCGCCGCTAAATTGCTGCCAGCGTTCTACCGCCACATCGACATAGGCAGGATTCAGTTCGACCCCGAAGCAAACGCGGGCGGTGGTTTCCGCCGCGATCAGCGTGGTCCCCGATCCCATGAACGGCTCGTAAATTGCTTGTCCCGGGCTGGAGTTGTTCAGGATCGGGCGGCGCATGCACTCCACCGGTTTCTGGGTCCCATGCACGGTCTCGGCGTCCTGATCCTTGTTGGCGATCTGCCAGAGCGTGGTCTGTTTGCGATCTCCCGCCCAGTGGCCCTTGCCGGTTTTCCTGACCGCATACCAGCACGGTTCGTGCTGCCAGTGGTAATCCCCGCGGCTTAGCACCAGCCGGTCCTTGGCCCAGATGATTTGCGAGCGGACCTTGAAGCCCACCGCCTCAAGGCTTTCGGCGACCGTGGCTGCGTGCAAGGCCCCGTGCCAAACATATGCGACGTCGCCGCGGAACAGGGACCAGGCTTCTCGCCAGTCGGCACGGTCGTCGTTCAGAACTTTGCCAGTGCGTTTGGTGGTGGAAGCACCGGTCTTGTTGCGCCAGTCCGGATCTGTCTGACGTCAGCGCCTATGGGTCCAAATAGCTACATTTGCTAAGAGAGTGTTTCTGGCTCATCGTAACCACCAAGGAGTGGAACATGAGACAGACAA